GACTTAATTGATTTAGATTCGACAATGCTCCAGATGTTACTGAAAGCGTTGAAAGATAGAGCAAAGGAGCAGAGCGATGCCTACAGAGCTAAAAGGCGCTAACGAGCTTCGCAAAGCCCTAAAGAAGTTCTCACCTGATCTTGACAAAGAAACGCGTGAGGAGATGGTTGGATTCCTAAAGCCCTTGGTTAAGAAGGCTAGAGGCTTCATGCCATCTAACAGCGCAATGCCATCTGGATTCGTTAAGCATGAAGTTAGGACTGCAACTTTTCCAATGTACGATGCAACCGAGGCACGTCGAGGCGTAGGTTATAAACTTACACCGACTAAGCCTAACCGCGAGGGATGGTCTGCGACTGTATCGATCCACAATAAGACAGCGGCAGGCGCGATCTTTGAGACGGCTGGACGTAAGTCTGGCATGTCTGGTCGCTTCACACCACGATTGCAGGGCAACCTAACAGGCTCTGGCAAGATGTCTGGACGTGCAATGTTTAAGGCATACAAAGAGGATGAAGGCAAGGCTAAGGCTGGAGTTATCAAGGCGCTTGAAAAGGCCGCCGCTAAGTTTAATGGGAGTGGCAACTAATGGCTGAACTAAGAATCCCCATAATTGTCGAAAACAAAGGCAAGAAAGCCCTCGAAGATACCGACAAGGATGTCAAGAAACTTTCTAAGTCTTTTAAGAAACTAGCAGGCGCACTAGGGATTGGTCTATCAGCTGCCGCCGTAATTAAATTTGGTAAACAAGCCGCTAAGGCATTTATGGAAGACGAGAAGGCAGCCAGCCGTCTAGCCATGTCGGTTAAGAATCTCGGCCTAGGATTTGAGTCAGTCCGCATTGAAAGTTTTATCAGTGAACTCTCTGCCATGTCTGGCGTTACAGATGATCAACTGCGTCCAGCGATGCAGAAACTATTGCAGACTACTGGATCGGTTACTAAGTCCCAAGAATTACTTAACCAAGCCCTAGACATTTCACGCGGTTCTGGCGAGGACTACGAGACTGTAGTCAATGACCTTTCAATGGCTTACGTTGGAAACACCAAGGGACTTCGCAAGTATGCTCTAGGACTATCTCAGGCTGAACTTAAGACTATGAGTTTCGCAGATGTACAGTCTAAGTTCGCTGCTACATTTAAGGGATCTAATGCAGCCTATCTTGACACATACGCTGGTAAATTCGAGCTAATTAACACAGCCGTCGGAGAAGCCTCAGAGAAGATCGGTGGGGCTCTAGTTGAGTCTCTAGTGGCAGCCTTCGCAGCTGGAGATCCTCAAGAGTTTGTTGCCAAGATTGAGGGACTAGCGACAAAGATCGCCAGCATGGTTGCAACAGCCGTCTTTGGATTTAAGAAACTTTATTACCTGACATCTGACCAAGCCATCCTTGCTTCACTAAACCCGTTCGACAATTATGAGAACGAAGTAGTTAAGATTATCGACATTCAAGAAAAGATGTTTAGAGCTTCATTCGAGGGCATCAAGATGGGCTATCTCGGATCTATGCCTATTGGCATTTATACCACTCCAGCGAATGATGCAGCTCGTAAAAAGGCTGAAGCCGATGCGCTTAAGCGGCAAAAAGAATTAGCAGCAGCGCAGACAAAGACTCTGGCAGAAGCCAAGAAGAAGGCTGCACTCGACAAAGCCTCAAAGACTCTTAACATAGATGCGATTGGTATTGAGGCAGCACTCAAGGGAAAGATCAGCGAAACCGATCGCATCTCTTTGCTATTGCAGAAAGCACTTCTTGAAGGTAATGCAACTTTAGCAACTCAATTAGCAGACCAATTGGATGCAGCTACTAAACGCAACGCTCTCCTGACTGCTGCGCTACTTGCTACTCCTAAGGCTCCTAATCCTTACGAGAATTGGAAAATCCCAGATGATGTTCTGGCTTGGACAGCAGCTTCTCTAGGCGTCACAGTCTCAGCCTTGGGCACGACCCCTGTCCCTATATCCTCTACCTTCTCAGATGCTCAGATGGAATTAGCAGCTGCTGTTAACGCTGGCCAAGCCGCAGAGCAGAAACTGATCAACGTACAGGTTTATCTTGATGGAGACATGGTCGGCAATGCAGTGCGCGATTCATCTATCAATCAATCACTCTCAGGATCATTTAACTCCGTTAATCGCTCTGGACGATTTGCACCTATAGCCGAATGACACTCCCAGCGACCATCTCGGTTTCCTTCGATTTTAGCCAAGGTGCTACCTTTGGGTTTCCGTTTACTATTGGCGATCCGATCAATGGCGTTATTGGCGTTTCTCAATTTGCAGCTAGTGAAGTGCCAGAGCCCGTCATCGATCTCAGCCCACAGACTAGAAAGATTACGATCAAGCGCGGGCGCAATATTATGCGCGATACCTACGAGGCAGGATCCTGCACAGTAAGAGTCATCGATCAAGATGGATCATTTAATCCACAGAATCCAGCAAGTCCCTATTTTGGCTATCTGACTCCACTTCGTAAAATTCGTGTAGCGGCTACGACTGCTACCACTCAGTCATTCTTATTCTCTGGATACGTCACAGATTATAAGTACACCTATCCTCAAGGCCAAGAATTAGGTTATGTCGATATATCTTGCTCAGATGCCTTTCGCCTTTTCGCCATGGCTAACGTCACCACAGTCGCTAGTGCAACGGCTGGCCAGACCACAGGCACACGCATCGATAAGATTCTCGACCAAGTGGACTTTCCATCATCAATGCGAATTGTTGACGCAGGATCGACCACAGTACAGGCAGATCCAGCGACTACTAGAACATCCTTGCAAGCCATACAGGTTGCAGAGTTTACAGAGCAGGGCGCGTTCTACGTTAGAGCAGATGGTGAAGTAGAGTTCAAGGATCGATCCGATGTTGTGGGATCTCTAGCTCCGGCACCTATTCAGTTTAACCAGACAACAGGTATTCCTTATTCTGACCTACGGTTCGCCTTTGATGACAAGCTCATCATCAACAGCGCGACGATGACCAGAGTAGGCGGCACTACTGTCTCATCAAGTGATGCAACCTCGATCGCTAAATATTTTCCTCATGGCATGAACGTGGAGAATCTAATAGCACAGACAGACGCGCAGGTTACAGACATCGCTCAGATATACGTTGCAACCCGTAAAGAGACCACCATCCGCATCGATGCCATGACCGTCGATCTACTCGATCCAGATGTACCGACTGACACAATGATCGGCCTAGATTATTTCGATAACGTCGAGATCACTAACGTCCAGCCAGACGGCTCGACAATCGTTAAGACCTTGCAAGTACAGGGCTTGGCATGGGACATAACCCCTAACAGTATGAAATGCACAGTCACGACACTTGAGCCAATCGTTGAAGGGCTGATCGTCGGGAGTACGACTTACGGTATAATCGGACAATCCATAATGGGATACTAGGAGAAAATCATGGCAGAAGGCTTTCCAGCGACAACAGGCGACATCTTTACGGCGGCAGACTATAACGGCCTCGTAGCCTTTACTGTAGGCGCAGCTCAGACTGCCGACTATACGGCTGTCATTGCCGATACCTATCAGGTCTTAGAGCTTATGAACAAGGCAACAGCGATCGCTTATAAGATCCCTACTAACGCCTCGGTTGCATTCCCTATCGGCACAGTATTAAACATCCTTAACATTGGTGTAGGAGCCTGCACAATCTCAGCCGTAACACCGGGCACTACTACAGTCCTATCGGCTGGCGCTGTAGCGGCTTCACCTACCCTTGCTCAGTATAAGAGCGCAGCCTGCATTAAGACTGGCACAGATGCATGGTACGTCGTCGGAGCTATTGGATAATGCTCAATAATCTAGTCGGTATTTATGGAGCGCCAATTCCTCCAGCTGTAGTTACAGGAGGAACTCTTTACACTACTGGCGGTTTTAATTATCGAGTGTTTACAGGTAATGGCTCGTTGGTTGTATCTGGAAGTTCTATTACCGCCGACATACTTGTAGTCGCTGGCGGCGGTGGCACGACTGGACAAGCAGGCGGCGGCGGTGGCGCTGGTGGATTATTAGTTCAATCATCCAGAACAATCAGCACAGGTACTTATTCAATAACTATTGGCGGCGGTGGCGCTGGTTCTGTCGATAATAATACGCTTGCGTCTAACGGCGTCAATACGACTTTTGACACTTGCACAGCTGTCGGTGGTGGTGCAGGTGGAGCAGGCAGCCCTGTATTAAATGCTGCTAATGGTGGTTCTGGTGGCGGCGGTGCGTATAACACAAATGCAGGTACAGCCACACAAGGTAACTCTGGCGGTGCAACTGGTTATGGTTTTAACGGCGCTAATGGTGGAAGCAATAACGGCGCAGGAGGCGGCGGCGGTGCTGGTGCATCTGGTACAGCAGGCGGATCAAATGGCGGTGCAGGTGGAGTAGGACGCACCGATTCGCTAATTAATGCAATCGGCGCGGCGACTGGTGCTGGACAACTTTCTGGCGGCAATTATTATTTCTCAGGCGCAGGTGGCGGTGGAGTAGTTTCAGGCACAGTCGGCGCAGGTGGTTTAGGCGGCGGCGGTGCTGGTGGCAATTACAACACAGGTTCACCTAATGGAACTGCCGGAACTGTAAACACAGGCGGCGGTGCAGGTGGTCGCGGTACAGCAGGAGCAGGCTTCGCAGGTGGCTCTGGAATTTTCGTTGTGAGGTATCCAGTATGAGTCATTGGGCAGAATTAGACGCAGACAATAAAGTTATTCGTGTTTTAGTTGGAGACAATAACGATCCAGCAGGCGATGAAGGCTATTCATGGTTAATTGATAACCTTGGCGGAACATGGGTAAAGACAAGTTATAACGGAAACATAAGATTCAACTATGCAGGGATCGGTTATACCTACGATCCTATTGATGACGCATTCATAGCACCTAAACCCTATTCTTCATGGATATTAAACTCAAAAAAACAATGGGAGCCGCCTGTTGCTTACCCTACAGATGGCAAGTTTTATGGTTGGAATGAAGAAACAGGTGAGTGGTATGAAACCGAAGTTATCTAAATCTGCCATTCAACTACGAGAGCAGATAGATGATGCATTCCCAGATAGAGATAGAACTTCAGACGGTTGGATCGGTGACACGAGACACGCTGCACGCAAGTCTGATCATAATCCAGATGCACAGGGATGGGTTCGTGCCATCGATGTTGACCGCGACCTTAACGGCAAAGGCCGGAAGCCCGATGTCATGCCTGACTTGGTCGATCAGATTCGACTCGCTGCAAAGTCTGGCAATAAAAGAATTAGTTACATCATCTTTGACGGCAAGATCGCTTCATCTAAAAAGGCTTGGGCTTGGCGTCCTTATGATGGGATCAATAAGCATAATCATCACGCGCACGTCAGCTTTACTATCAAGGGCGATGAAGACTCTAGTTGGTTCAATATCCCGATGATAGGTGGAAAATAAATGGAACAAGCAAAGTCACTCGCAGCATCATGGGCTCGATCATTCTTGGCCGCTGCCCTCGCGCTATACATGGCAGGCGTAACAGATCCTAAGACTTTAGCGATGGCAGGCGCGGCAGCAGTAGCACCCGTCATTCTGCGCTGGCTCAATCCTAACGATGCCTCATTCGGAGTCGGGAAAGAATGAGTCAAGAAAACTTCTTCACTCTTTACTTCGCCAGCCTTGCCGTCATCGGTGGGCTTGCAGGTTATGTGATAACGCATCTTCTGTCTGAAATTAAGCGACTTAACTCGCGTGTCGATGAGATTTACAACATCCTTCTCGAGCGATAATTATTGACATGGCAAGAAAGAAAGTCATCGATCTCGATACTTACTCACAGCTTGACGCATGGGCTATTAGCCTGCATGAAATGTATCGCGCACTACGCAGGGCAGGGTTCGCAGTCGATCTCTGCTTAGCAATCATTACAGATCGGGACTCTTATCCTGCATGGATCTTGCCATCAATTCCCGACCGCATGGATCCAATACCCTACGAGGACGACGACGAGGATTAATGAAGCGCATTGTCATAGTGAGCGACCTACAGGTTCCCTTCCACGATAGACACGCAGTTAAGAATCTAGCCAGTTTTATAGCCAAGTTTAAGCCGCATGAAGTAGTAACGATAGGAGATGAGATTGATTTCAACA